ATTACAAACTTAGCCATATTCTTCCTCGATAAAGTTAGCGGCCTTCACTCCGAAGGCCATCAATAATTCATCGCTGGATATATCTAGTACATCCACGATGTAGTCCGGGTCTTGCTCCCGTAAGGTAGCAAGGTGGTCGTAGAAGTCCTGAGTCTCCATTACTGTGACCTCACTAGTACATTGGCGCTAGTCTTGGCTGACTGGAACCTACTACGGCACGGCTCACCACATGACAGGCATGTGTACCTGTCGTACGACGCCTTCTTGGTGTTGTGCTGTGTCCCCTTCTTGTGCAGCTTGGTGCTGGCACACTTGGGACACGTAGGCTTCAATGGGTCCTTGATGTACAGGCCCACGTTGGGGTGATCCTTGATCCAAGGTCTCATGAACCGGTACAGCTTGGGCAGAAGCTTAACGTCCTGCTTGTTGTACCTCTCCATGATCTTCCAGTCCCGCTCATTGCCCTCCATGCAGCCATACCATAGCTCTATACCTGCGTGCTTGACCTTGCCACCGAGACCGAAGTATCGGCACACGTAGTCCAGCTTGTTGGACGGCAGCTTGAAGTTCTTCTTGACCTCACTGAGCAGGTCCACCTGGGAGTAGTGACTCGGTGGGTTCAACCCATAGAGTGCGAACTCCCTGTTCAGGTGCTTCATGTCGAACGCCTTGCCATTGTAGTGACAGACAGCATCGGCCTCCTCCAATAGCGCGTGCATCCGACGTATCATGTTCTCTCGCCCGTCAGCCTTGACCGACGAGAAGATTACCTCTCGGTCTCCATGCCATTGCGCACCCCAACACAGTATGTAGGTCGGCTCTTGCATTTGATTCAGCGGTATGTACTTGGGCCATAGATTCCAGAACGTACCCTTGAGGGGCGTGGTCTCGATGTCCAAGTACAATAGCTTCAGTGGTAGTTTAACTCTTGGCATTTTCCTTCTCCGCGTCCCTTAACGCTTTCTCAGACAGCGCAATAAACCTGTTCAGTTCGCGCTGCATGTTCTTCACGGAGCGCAGGTGAGCCTTGCGGCTGACGTAATGGTCCAGCGCCTCCCTGTTTATTTCAATGTGGGCATCCACGGCCCACTTCTGTGGTTTTTTCTTTGGGTCAAAGTCGGCGCTGTCTATCTCTTTGTCGGTTACCGAGCGCCAATCTGTCTGCTGCTCCAACGCCACCGACCATGCCACGCCAGCAAAGCATCCGCTAGCTGGGCTATTCAGGAACACACGATTCCTTTTGGTCCACTTCTTCATTTCAACCACTCCTGTTTGGGGTGTCCGATAGCGTACTCGTACCCATTCTCCATACACCAGTCACTGTAGAACGTCGTGCTGTTGCGGTGTATCTTGTTGTCCCGCATGAACAACATCACTATGTTCACATCGGGGTGATCTTGCTTGACGGCGAGCATCTTGCGACGATCAGCCGCAGTAAACCTACCTTTAGTTTCAATGATGACTCCCGTTTCCAGAAAGAAGTCAGGGGTATACCAGCCTGTTCGCAATAGATTTGTGCTATCGCAATCTGCGCATCTGGCCCTATTCTTCCTGAGTGGCTCGTCGTACTCATAGGAAATTTCCTCATACTTAAACGACACTCCTGCCTCTCCAAGTTCTTTGGCGATGCGAGCCTCGAACTTGCTGGCGTACTCATTTCCCGATGACACTAGAGGGCACCGGTATGTATAAGTAGCCGGGGTTCATCGACTTGAAAGTAGCGAAGTCCCCTATGTTCTGTGAATACGGACCAGTCGGATCATCATACGCATAGTTCACATGCGTCACGTTTTGGAATTGATCCATCGTGAAGTAGTAGTACATCACATTGATGTCCATACTCATGCCGCTGGTACTAGTCAGTTGTACATTCATTGTCTTTGTCCTTTGATTCAGCTCGGTCTCTGTCGTCTATTAATTTACCGTGCATCTGTGCATCAAGCATTACTCCGCAGCACGCTCGAATGTGGCTAAGATGTGGTTGGCCTGAGTCGGGGTCAGTGTCCTCTCCCGACGCCCAAGCAATAAAGTGGCGGAGTATTGCTCCCTCGTACGTGGAACAAAGTATCTTGTCGATGCGCCAGTTCCTTTCTCCGTACTTGTCAGCACCGTGAGCATGTACGATTGCGTCGGCTTCGAGTACTGCCAGAGGTAGTTTCTCATACGGTATCTTCCCTTCTTTCATTGCTTGAATGTGTTTAGGATTTGCCTTCATTGGTTATCTCCGGGACTGTACTATTAGGTTCGCGTTTAATGGTCGTGAAATGCACCGGCCCTTGGTTATAAGCAAATGTTCGCAGTCCCTTGCCACTGTTAGAGTCGCGCCAACAGTGTCGCTTAAAGGCACAGTAACTACATGAGATTGGTAGTGCTTCGTTACCTGATTTGCCATAGGGCGCAGCGGTGAAGGCTTTGGGCACGGCAGACTCAGCCACCTGTTCCACAGCGTCACTGATATCACGGGCAAGGGCGTCGAGTTGCGCGGCACTTTTAACAGCAGCGCTTGTATACTTGATGTGCCCGTTTTGTTTGTCAATCCACACGAAGCCCTGATCAGTGGGTGTGACCCCATAATCACCGAACGCAGAGTAGAAGCCGAGCTGCTCCAAGTATCCGAACGAGTCATTCGAAGCGTCGATGCCAGTCTTGTACCTCTTGAAGCCGAAACTGCTTGTGCTCTTAACGTCGACAAGGACGTCGTCAATGATGGCGTCGATCCTGCCCCGGATGGTCCAGTCGTCGACCTTATGCTCGACGGTGAACTGTTGGTGTGAGACCTCATGCCCTGCCTCCTCTGCCATGTACAACACCGCCTCTTCCAGTATGTTACCATACAGGAACTTGAACTTGGTGTTGCCTGTTAGTTTCTCACCATGATGTGGCTCATTGAACTGATACCACTGTTGCCGTCGGCACTTCTTACCGAGGTCAGAAGCCCACAACTTCCCATGTTCCCTGGGCTTGTCCCGCTTCAGGGTAGACGTTGCGAACTCCCCACCTATGCGCATGGCATACTCTGCTGCCTTATCTGAGTTCGGCGTGTGGTCTTTGGAAGCATCCAGTACGTCATAGATGTCAGCGGTGAGTGTAGTTATGGACTTCTGGTCACTCATTAGGTAGCCTCTCGGATCACAGCATTGAGCCAGCGCCGTATCGTAAGCAGATCTTTCTTACTCACAATAATCTCTTGACACTCAATGGTCAATGTAATGTCGCCCTCGTCCTCACCAATACGTGCGGCGATACTTTTATCGGACTCGTCGAGATACTCATTCAATTCAACGGTCTTGTACATTACTCGTCTCCTTCTGTGTACCCGGCCATAGCATCGGCCATTTTCTGCTCACGCCAGCCAGTGCTGAAGTCAGCAATGCTGTACGCTACCTCGATCACCTTCTCGACGTACTCAGCTTCCGTTGGCGGTGCTGCTACTACACCAAGGTCAACCATGTCCCGCACTATCCGGGACGCATGGGTCATGCTGTTCTGTCGGATAATGGACACGTCCTTTGTGTTCTTAATCGTAGGGAAAGCAGGTTTCGCTGCCGATACCTTAGTGGGCGCGCTAGCTTGTCCAGCGTTACTAGCTGGAGCGGGCGCAACTGGCGTACCACTCCCGTTCCCTTGGACCACCTGATAACCACCATACTTCTGCTCCACGTTAAGGGTGACACTCTCGCCCTCTTGAAATGCACACTGGAACCCGAGGTTCACATCGTGCCCTTGTATCATAGCATGGTACACCGTGCTAGTTGAGCCAGCCTTGGGGCCTCTCTTAATCTGCACTTCTTTGGTGAAGATGCTATCAATTACTCCACTGATTTGCTCAGTCATTCTGTCTTACCTCCAGTTTTTGCCCGACTTAATGTCGAACGCTAATGCGAACGGTAAGTTGAACACCGTTACGATTTTGATACATACGCTCTGCATAATTACTTCCAGGTCATGGACGTCGAGGTCCGAATCTACGAGGATGCTATCATGCACTGTCATTCTAATATCCGTATTGCTAAAGTCCCACAGGGCTTGGTGCAATAGCACCAGTGCCAGCATGACAATGTCTCCCCCTGCAAATCCTTGCACGGGATAGTTCTTCGTTTCCGTGGGCTTGAAGCTGTACTTCCGGCCCGTCTTAATGCGCAGCCACTTGGGTGACGCTGACTCCACGAAGTGGAACTTCCTGTTCGAGATAGGCAGCGTTACATACGAGTGGTATCTCTGCTCCCCATCCTTAATGTCATAGGGCTTGAGGTTGCGTGCTACCTGCTTATAGAACTTGGCTTGCCAATCGGCAACGCCGGGGTAGCGATCATAGAACCCATCTATCAGGGACTTGACTAGCTTCTTGGTCTGTCCTGTTTGTAGTGCCAGCCCTGCTGCACCACCACCATAGATCAGGCCGAAGTTCACGTTCTTCACTAGCTTACGTTCATCGTCTGTCATATCAGCGGGTGTCTTCCAACCCATGACCCGCTGGCCTGTCTTGAAGTGAACGTCCACCCCATTGTTCAGATCGGCAATGAGCTGCGGGTCCTCTGTAATAGCAGCGAGACACACGACCTCCAGTTGTTTGAAGTCTATCTCATGGAACAGCCCATGTGTAGATTCGAACAGCTCCCGTGCTGCGAGTGGTAGGTTCTGCCCGTTGGGATCAGATGAACTGAGCCGCCCCGTTGCCGTGGCATTGACGTTCATCTTCGGGTGAACCGTCGGTATTGTCTTGGTCTTCTCCAAGAAGGGGCCGACGTACGTGTTCATCAGCTTCTGTACCTTGCGGTACTCTAGCACCCACTTTATGTAGTCATAGCCGGGATACATTGCTTGCACCTGCTTCAGTTTATCTGCTGGCATTGGGAAGCCGAGGTTGGTCGGCACCTTACCTGGCCAGAAGGTCGACCAGTCACTTGCTGGCAGTAAGGGCGCGCTGCCCGTCTTCCATTCAAGTATCCGCTTACTATCCATGATGCTTGCCACTGGCTTGCCAGTGAGCAGGTAGCTGATGGTCCGGGGTGCATTGAACTTCACCTCACCTGCGATCACGGGGTCACCAGTGCTCCACCGTAGGTGGGTAGCTATAAATAATTCCATTTCATGGGCCAGCCTAGCCTCGTCCTTCACTAACTTAGTCATGAGGCTGGCTGCCTGCACACTGTCGAGCTTCAATCCAAGTAGCTCCATGTGTGCTAAGGGCAGGACCAATGCACTCTCGAGCAAGGGGTCCACTGAATCTTGGGCGAACGCTATGTTCCGTGTGATCTTCACATCTTCCTCAAGATATGGGATCAGATCAGTCATAGGTATGTCCTCCATCTTGATGCCCGACTTGATGAGCGCACCTAGATTGAGACCCTTGACGAATGGGAATGCGTGGTATGCTGCCAGTTGCTCGAGACTAATGAACTTGTCCTTGTGTCCCGTCAGCCTGTAGTGCCGGTGCATAGTGCAAGCATAGTTGAACTCATGCCACGGTAGGTCAGGCCACTCACGCATCATATACTTCAAGTCGAACTTGAGGTTGTGGCCGATGATACGTACCTGCAACCCGTTGTCAACACAGTCGACCAGTAGTTTCTTGAGGTCACCGCCAGTGGTGTCAGTACGGATGGGACCACCGGGTTCGTGCCAACCCCACAGTATCACACGATTCTGTGGCCAGTGTGCTTCGGGGCTATTGTTCGGACCATTGGCCGTGGTCTCTAGATCTACGGTAATGTCAATCACGACTGTTCCCCTTGTAGTTCAGCGATGTGTACCGCCCTGTCCCCATGTCGAACTCGACCTCCGACTTGATGTGCTTGACACTGATGTCAGTACATGGAGCCGGGGGTATCTTGTTCTTCGCCACGTTAATGAACCGACTGGTGTCGGGTAGGTCGTGGTCCTTACCTATCATGACGAGTGCGTCGGCCTCGCCTTGCAATGCAGTCTTAGATTTATAGATCCTATCCTGTGGGATGAAACGCTGACCCTCAGCAGAAGGATCAGCTTGTACAATGGCAATGACCGGTCCGTACTCTTGGCTAATTCTACGGAATTCCTCTCCGAGTGCCTGGAACTTATCATGATCCTCCTTCGCTGACGTTCCGCCGACTTTAAGCAGGACGTTAATGCCAATGAGACCATACTCCTTCTCCTTTAGTTGGGCATGGATGCTGCCGGTGGTCATGCTGGTATCATGTACCAGATCCCACGTTCGGCCATCAAGCCACGCCTCGTACCTCTGTTGATACAGCTTGTCAGCTTGCATCATAGTGCGGTGGTCTACATCGAGGGCCGTTGATACCATGCGAGTGAATACCTTGTCCGGTGCTTCCTCATTGTTGAACAGTACCACGTTCCCCTTGCCCTGCTCTAGCATGTGTGCTAGCTCACTGACTAGGAACGATGTCCCTCCAACTTCTGGCCGCTTGCCTACGACAATGAAGTCTCCCTTTCTAATTGGACCGATGCTCTTATTGAGGTCTTCGAGTCGCCAGTAGTATCCGGCGTTCGATCTACGATCCGCAGAGATAGCTCCGAGAGTGAAAGATTGCACAGTCTGTTCCCGAACAGTAGCTCCCCCGGTTTTAGGGAGTCCCGCCACATCTGTGTGGAACTCATCAAGAGTGATACCCCCGTTACGTAGTTTTCATAAAGGGATGCGATGATTTCAGTTTGTCTAGTACGCTCCAACTGGGCAAGGAATACGTCCCGTACAGGGGCTTTACTCTCTTGCACGTTACTGATAATCTTACTGTAGAGTTCATGTTCCTCTGCCTTCCAACCGGGGTGTCCAGTGACCCGGAACCATAGGTTGAAGTCTTTATCTATCTCGGTTACGTTGGGGAACTCGTCAAAGTATTTGCCGAAGTCCTCGACTAGACGCCACGATTCCTTAGTGCATAGGTTCTTCGTGATCGTACTCTTGTGTGTGTCATAGTTCTCTCGTTCGCTCATGAACTTGAGGATATCAAGGTCAATATTATCCATTGGCGTGCTCGTTAATGATGTCGTAGATTTCTAGGTCCGATAAATTCTTGGGGTCCTTGGCCTGTGGTTCGACAGCTACGTATGAGCCGCTGATCATGCGCCATACTCTCGCTATCTTGTGTGACTGGTCACACACATGCTCACTATCGTTGTCCAACCACACTAGCCCCTTGTCGTACTCAGTACACCGGGCCAGTACCTCGGGTGTCACCTTTGTTCCGTAGTTGACAATGACCTCGACCTTACATGGTGTGTTGCGGCACGCATTAGCTACCGCTGCACCACTGATCAGGTCCTCCACTAGCACACCCATCTTCACTTGTCTCTTGTGGGCCGTAGCATCATGGTCGGGGAGCAATAACGTACTTGGTTGTCGGTCAGAATCCTTTACTGCGGTTAGATACTTCGGTCCCCGGTCTGTTAATCGTCTCAATTGATAGCCCTCTAAGCTTTGCATGTGGTGCTGATCAGCATAGTACATGGTGTCGAACATAGGCAGGTACACTCGGTGCGTTGATGGATCGTAAGCTATGCCGAGGCCCTCACATACGTCCGAGTCTAGGTTGGCTCGGATACGCCACGCTATTGCTTCAGTAGGCCACTCTGTTGTGTCAGTCACCAAATTTTTTGGCGCAGAAAATTCCCCGTTATTAGGGAGCAGGTCCACACTGTCGGGAGGAGCATCGAACTGTCGGTAGTTACCCGAGCCTGTCTTGATGCTCAGTACACCCTTGTCTTGGCAGTTGTGGCAATAGCCTAGCACTACATCCGGAGAGCCAGCGGGCTTGGTCAGATACAATCGTCGTCGGGTATCTTGACCCGCTGGACAGTCATGATGGTTGACTCGAATGGACTCACCTCTGTCGAGGTCGCGTATATGTTTTGTCCAGTCAGTCAGGTCAATCATTACTCGCCACTTTTAAGCTCGGACGGTTCCACTGGATCGCCCGTTCCTTCCTTTGTGTCCTTACTTAGACAAGTTTCGTTGTCATTAGTTCCTTCTTTTTTCTCTTGGTTTTCAGTAAGATAGTGCTCCATCATCTTGCCTTGGGCAAAGAACAGACCCTCCATCATCATCAGGTCATTGTTGTGCCTGCTCGCTGCGGAACTGGCAAAACGGTATAGTGTGAACCAACCTAAGCAGGCTATACCTAGGCCCACGATGGACCATGCTGCCAAGGTAGGGTAGCTGAACGGGAGGATCATGCCAACTATGATGAAGGCATACACGATTGAGGCAAACCTACCGCTTGTCGCTGGTCGAGATACGGGTATCTTCAGCTTCATAGCCTTGTGTGTCTCACCGTTCTCGTCTACATGGTCAATGATCTTGTTGTACTCTTCGTTGTCTGGCATTTTTAACGCCTCCTTTAATGATCTCGAATAGTGCTCGGTTGATTTGGGTCTCATCTTCCAAGACCTGTACGTTTTCGTAGTAGGTTTCCACGGCGTCGGAACATATGCCCACACCATAGAGTTCTACCTTGCCTTCCTTCTGGATATGGTTGGTAACGTAGGACAGGTTGCTACTGCCACACCCACGCATCCATGTGCCTGCTGGACACCCATCACTGAGTACCATCAGTATCTTGCGGTTCTCTTTGCGGTTCCTTATCTGGTTGTATGCCCACATCACAGCATCAGCGTCATTGTTAGCTGAGCTGTACTTGTAGAACTTGGAGAACCCACTGGCTATGTCTAATGGAGACACGCTGCGATCATCGAACTTCTTGATGAGGCCAATGTCGCACCTGGATCTGCCGTTAGTGAAGGCGGCCAGTTGTACTGGCATCCGCAGTATGCGGTCGAACACCTGCACTAAGCGACCACTGGCATCTGCTGCATGTACCATCTTTTGTCCCTGCATTGAGCCGGACCAGTCCGTAAGCACCATGATGCACGTGTCTTGTGCTTCTGCCTTGTGCATCTGATAGAACAGACGCTTGTTGTATTCACCACCATCAATGGGTGGTAGGACTAGCTTGACTATGCTGCCCTTGTCCAGCCGACCGTGGTACTTGTCTCGCTCGAACCTCACCCTAGCTTGGGCTTGCACATACCGCCTGATCTGGTTGGCAAAGGCTCGGCTCTCCTTATTGTCAGGCATGAACGCTTCAGGTATACCACAGCTACGGTAGTACTTGTGATCTTCAATTGGCTCGCTGCTTTTCTTGGTGCAGTCCACCACATTGATCAGCTTCTGTGGCATGAGCGCTACTTTGCCTGTCTTGTAGTCGGTCCAGTCAATGCCGATGTTACCGGCAGGTGCATTGAAATCTTTGGCCTGCCACTCGTCATGTTGTGAGTTTACTGCCTCTTTCCAATGGATAACCTTACCCTCACCGGGAAGTTTGCCCTCGCCATCAGTGAGTCCATCGCCTTCAGTAGCATCTCCTTCTCCAGTCCCCTCTCCATCATTGCCTTCACCGTTGTCTCCCTTACCTTGGGCCTCACCGTCACCTTGACCATCACCTTCTCCTTTCTGGCCCTCACCTTCTTCACCTTCACCCTCTTCAGAGGGGCCGTCGTGTCCCTTTTGGCGACACTCTTCAAGCTGCTCCTCGTCAGCGTCAGGATACAGCCGCTTCACTAGGTCAACAGCTAGGTCCCAAGTGTCATGCTCGTCACCGACCTGCTCCATCTTGTCGACCCAACCCTCACTTACCAGATCATCGGTCAGCTTCTTAGCTACCGGATGCAGGTTGTTCATGAAGATGTGCCGACTCACGTTGGAGTAGCTGTCCCACGACATACGAGAGAGCTGGCTCAGTGCGGTGACCGCTACTGGTGCCATGTCCTGCTCGGTTATGTCGTCGGGCCACGTATCAATGGTCTCCTTCCATGTCTCACCGATCTTCTTAATGGTACGTGCGTTGTGCTGCCCGAGTGCCTTGGCATCACCAGCATAGGCTCGAGCTACGTCCCGCTCCATTGCATCGTCTTCCACGATGTTGTACATAGCACACAGTGCCTGCGGTGGCTTCGCTGCATTGAGAATGGTGAACGCTTCGGCCCTAGAGTGGTGTCCACATTCGTGGATCACATACCCATACAAATTATCCAATGCCTCTTGGGTTACTGGTTGGTGGATGGCGGGCAGTATGATGCGTTGCCCGTCAGTCATGGCGATGTGCTTAGTCTGTGACCACTCAAGGGTGATACCCATTGAGTTACACCGCCGCTGTAGTACGCTGGTCAAGTTGTTGACGTCGAGTACTGAGCTGATCTTCTTCATAAGGCCCTCTCGAATACTTGATGGAACATATCCCGAACGGTAGCCTTGTCGTCATTGCACAGCTTGTCGTACCATGACATCTTGAGGCCAGTCTCTATGCTACCTGTCATTTCAATCTTCTCGGCCCATGCTAACAGGGACCGAACACTGAGTGTAGCCAGTAGATTCTGCTGCTCGAACGCCTTGCGTACTAGCTTGGTGAAGTCGAGCATCCCATCAAGTATGGGTGTGTTCAGGTTGCAATGTTTCTTGAGGATGCGACGTTCTTGAGGTTTGCCCAAGTACTTAACTTCAATTGATGCGCCGATGCGGTCAAGCGTGGAGGCATCTTGCACCTCAGCGTCGAAGATACCTGTCTCGTCTCCAGATCCACATGTGTTGTCCGTGAGTGTGTACCACCATCGACCGTCAGGTGCAACGAGCTTACGCTCCTCAGATGTTCGACCCGGTGCATCAGGAAGTAGGATGCTGCGAGTATTCTTTTCACGGAGTGCTTGGAGGACGAGAGCTGCGTTGTGTCTGAACGCTTCATCCTCAATGAACATCCCTCCATACCGGAGGCTATCAGTGAGAATCGTTGGCTCTTGCTTGATGAACATTTGTCCTTCATCATTGTACTCCACTGATGGTGAGCCTAGGAAGTGGGCCTCCCTTGTCTCTCGGTTACATGACATGCGCCACGCTGGAATCTTAAACTTAGCGCACCACTGTTCGGCAAGGCACGACTTACCGGTTCCCTGTAATCCGTGCAGTAGAGTGGTATCGCCGCAGTACATAGCGAGAGCAAACTTTTCCGTAACTTGCTTGTTCCAAATCCAGTTGGGATCGACCGCTGGTATATGAAACTGTGCTTCCTCGTCCCAATCTTCGGGCTTGAACATAGTGATTGCCAGATCGGGTATCTCTTTGGGTTTCCAGAACGCTTTACTGAACAGGACTGACCCGGCAGGTACGTCCACCTTGTAGTCTTCGATCTCAGTGAATGGGTCCGTGACATTAGCAAGGTCCTCCTGCTGCTTGGTCTCGACAATAGCAGCGATGATATCGCTGTCGTACTTACCCTTTAGTGAACCGCCACTAGCCATTGTCCTCTCCTTCTGTAGCTTGTCCGTTGATGGAGGTCAGCTTCAACTGAAGCATGAGGCGCGGTGGCTCTTGCCCCTCGGACCCTTTGAGTACAACCTCTAGCTCGGCTGTGTCGTTGTCGTTCTCGAACATCTGAGCCACCAGTGTACGGATGAAGTCATCCATTGTCAACTGATCAGCTAGCCCAATGTCCTTGGTTACTACCTCTTCGTCACTCATAGCTCAATCCCTTCGTCGTCGTACATGGTGATGTGATCGAGGTTGTCATACTCGTAGTCAGCATCGAACATTTCCTGTGCTATCTCCGCTGCCACTATGACTCGATCATTGGGTGTGTCCTCAAACTGTGGCTCGTCGTGGACGATCTGATCAAGGGTCGCATCGTCAATGTCATAGGTGACATCGACCTGCTGCCCTAGTACTGCTTCAATCCTGATCTTCACTGGTCTCTCCTTCCGGGTTGAATTTCGCCCATCGTTCTCCATCCTCGAACGTATAAGTATCATCGTCGTTCCATCCGATGACATTGATAAGCTCGACTACCTTAGCAACGAGATCGAAGTTCTCTTTCTCAATGGTGTCGTGCTTGAATAGCTTGGCCTTACTCACCCTCGGTGTGTCCACACTTGGAGCAGGTCCACTCTCGTCCGAGGGTGTCGTGGTTCCCGGTGAGGTTGAAGTCATGAGCGCACCGTGATGTCAATGAGAGGCAGACTTGGCCTAGCTTCATCGTCCTGTTCAGGTGTGACCACGCTCCGCTGCTCCACTGGGGAGACAATACTTTCGAGGGGGATATCGTCAGTAAGGAGTTCGTCGAGTTCAGTAAGGAACTCTTCCCCACTGAGAGCGGCGACCTCGACAGCTTCGCTGTGTGCTGTTGCATCCATGTGCTCATCTGATTCTTCCTCTGCTACCTCGGCTTCCATCTTGTGAAGCTCGGCTAGGTTGCGGTATCGACCGAAGAAGATCGTGTCGTTAAACCACACGTTCCACTCTTTAACACCGGGCCAACTACCGTCCCACTCTGCTACTGCATCAAACATAGCTTGCCTGTTTGCATGGAACCGGCTGATTGTATTCGGTGCATCAAATCTGTTCTTCGTTACTGTGAGTTGCATCATCCACCTTCCCTCCTCTCTCTCTCCGTCGTCGCTTCGCTCCGACGGAAGAGAGAGGAGAACTTCACTACCACCCAAGCTACTGTTAGTGTGCCGCAGCCCAATACAAACACAGGTAAGAGCAGCGTTCCAGCTATGAGTAATGTCACCATGATGATACCTACGATGACGGCGATTAACACGTACTCCATGATCTTATTCCACATTGTCAACACTCCTTTCTGTGTCCGAATTCGTTACGACATACAGTAGGGGCAGTACACTCCGCCGTTACTGATGCCTCATGACGCTCTCGCAATAGCTCTCCGATTTCATACACTCGGTAGCTGATGAGACACAAGGCTATTACTGCCAGTGTGCCAGTGAGGTTATTCATTGTCGTCCCCTTTCATGCCCAGGTGTAGTGCTACGAGGTCGGCCATCCTATCACGCCCTGTCTCGGCGTAGTAGTGCAGGTCTTGTGCTCTCCACTTGGCGTAGTCACTCAGCTTATCATAGAAGCGAGCCTTGCGGTACGCAATGCGTTGTCGGATGGTCATTAGCTATCTCCAATGGAGTACATGATGAAGAACACAATGGCCAAGGCCATGTGTCCTGTGATTAGTGCGATGGCACTGAGTACAAGCCACATCACACTGACCCAACCAATGCACCCTTGTGCCATAGTTGCTTGGTTACCTTACCGTCTACTACCTGGCGGTACACGTTGTGAGCATACACTATCTCTTCAACCTTAACGTGATTGGCTCGCTTGTTTTCTCGGGTCCAATCGTCTGCTTTAACGAGTCGTTCATAGGTCCGAGTGAGCTTGGGCACGGCGATTGAGTGCCGCTTCCACCTGTCCTTAAAACGCATACGTCCTCCTTCAGTGGCACGTAGCCACAGTCATCTGATTTGAAATTCGATATTGATATAGGGTAGTCGTCACTATTCCACCAATGACAAGCTGCCTTATGTACCTCGGGTGTTACGTTGCGGCTACACTCTAGGTTACCACATCGTCGTTCACTACACCATGCTCTGTCTCTATAGCACAGCATGTATGCACACGATAGTGATGAGCAGCAGGCCGACCACTACCCGCACTAGCTTTCGTTCGTAGTCTTCCATTGCTCTCGTCCCTTTAGCTCAGTGTATGCCTCTTCCCAACCATCGGGAAGGAATCCAGTAGCCCACTCTGCACCACGTGCGAACTGTGTCTTGCTTGTAGTGCAATGACGACGGCAGTTACCCTCGTCCAGTTCCTCGATAGTGCGGATACCTTGAGCTAGCCGGTCGGTATCTACGTTATAGTTCCACCGCCCACCATGTATCAGGTGATGGTACAACCTACGCAGGTCAGCTAGTGTCGAGTGTGTTATCAGTGATACCCTCTGCTTCAAGGCGTGCTCGTATAGCACGCACGAACCATTCATTGAGTGTAATGTCCTCGTCATGTGCGAGCATGGCATACGTCAATAGCTCATGCTCAGACAAGTGGATCTCAATGGTCTCTGTCTCTGTCTTATCAGTCATGGTAAATCCTTCCACCTTCGGCGGGGAAAGTAAATGAACCGACTACCACTAGGTAGCCGGGCCTCGTTGAGCGTAGCCTCACGTTCAGTGAAGCGCATCACATTCTGCAACCCAGTGAGTACACCATCTTCGATGGTGGTCCACCCATCATAGGTCTTGAACGCATTGCGATGGTCATTCTTTATTATGTACATCGTCCCTCACCTCTTCTGCTAGTCGCAGCATATCAAAGTCAATAGATACAAGGTCCGGTGTTTCCATTATGACCTCACGTTCCGTGATTGTACCGTCCTGTGCTATGGTGTCACGTTGAGTGATCACTTGATCCAAGCGACACTTCAATGTCGTGACTACCGTTCGGGTCTTTGCCATGTCCTTACCCTTAGTAGTTGTCGAAATGCTGGTACATGTGTACGTACCAGAACCAGTAGTCCTCGATGCTAGAATACGTCATGATCTTGGGTCTGCATGATACGAGCATTGAGTTCCGAGAGTGGTGTCTCGTATCGGTGCGTGAACTCAGTACGCTCCGCAGCTTGGTCTGCATCCTCCGCTATCAGACATATTGCATTGAGATGGGCCAGTAACGAGTCGAACTTCTCACATGCCACGTTACGATCCCTTTGGCAAGCAAGATACTCTGTGTTGAGTGCTGATGCCCGGTCCTTAACTTCGGCATGTGCTACAGCCCACATCCATGTTAAGCAGATCGAATAGATAATGAGCAGGGTAATAACAATCAGTTCAGATGCAATCATGTCAGTCTCCGTAGAAGCAGGCTACACCTACGTAGCTGCCGTCGTTAGCTATTACAATGTCATCACCACCCGGCTCCGACACCATAGGTGTGGCTGTCTTACCGTCTGGTCCCATGCTATAGAAGTCATACCTGCTGTTGACAGGTACGTTGCTCTTGTACTTACGCTTGGGTCCATTGCCATTGACAGTTGAGTGGTCGAGGAACTGATAAGGGTTGCCCCAATAATCAAGGCCGAGGTCCACTTCACCGATGTCAATGGGACCTTGGATGAACTCAGTCCTACGTAAGAGGTCAAGGTAGGCCGAGCCTACCTCACCAATAGCAGCACTTACCTTGGCACTAGGTATCCACCCTATCCTCTGCTTCTTACAGTCGATGCCCCCAAATATCAGGGGGCCAGCGACCATTGCCAGGATACTAGCGATAGCTAGTGCAATCAACAGCTCGATAAGTGAGAAGCCCCTCATGAGGCAGCGAACTTGTCAAGCAGGGCCATTGCCTTGGCCTCGTCACCCAACACTAGCTCGTCCTCTACCCGGCGACCCGCTGCACGTATCTTCTCTTGGGCCTTGTCACGACGGACATTGGCTGCCTTGTTACGCCGCTCAATAGCAGCGTTCTCTTTGCCGACAACCTGATGCTCGATACTGTCGCTAATGCCATGTCTGTGGCCCCATTGGTTCTTCGATTTGCCAATGGTGTTCCAGTTGACGGTGGCTGTGCCAGCACGCAGACGTTTGAGTACGTCGTCCCACTCAAGCTCGTCCTCATGGTCATACCCCGGTACTGCACTACACTTCAGTGCAACGATGGAACTCAGTCGTTCCCTTGCATACCTCAGTTTCACTTGGTTCATGGTGTCCTCCTTAATAGGACAGTGGTAGAATAGGTGGACGCCTGCCTTTACACTCAACCTCTGGTCCACAGGGTTAGGTACTTCAAGTACCTTACCAGTGACAGCGTAGCTCTGACTCTAATGTCATCGCTACTTGGTGAGAGCAAGCGTCCAATACATAGGTGTTGGTCACTCAAGACACACGTTCTATGCTTTAATAGTGGCTCCAGCTTTACACTCGACGGTCGTTCCCCATATAGCACGGCTACTTAGGTAGGGCATGGACGTCAACTACCGAGCCTGTGTTTCACCTATGGGTTCAGTCCTATGAGACTAGATGCCACTATCAAAGAACAGTGACGTTATGTCAAATCCAACGGGCAAAAAAAGTGTGGGAGTAGGCACAAACAAACACAATCGAGCGTGGTATACCGTCGCAAGATTATCTGAGTGATGTGCCACTCCGCTTAATGCTCAAGATAACACAGCTATGCTGTGTTACCCTGAACACTCCAGCCTACGGCTGGAATGTGCCGACAGCGCCAATCAAGCCCTTGTCATTGAGCGAATCGAAGCGATCCCTCAGTGCATAGGCCAGCTTGGTCTCGCCACGTTGGTTCTTTCGTGCATAAAGCACGACCTCACTACCTTTGGTAGTGGCGTGGTTGGCTGCCTTCTCGGTCATTTTAGCCATGTAGCCTTCGGCTACCTCGACCTTCGGCGCTTCGCCACCATCAACTACCGGGGCAGCAATAGCTGCCGGGGCAATAGCGTTGGCGGTTAATGCCGTGACCAGAGCATCAATGCTCTGGGTCTGCGACTCAACTGCGTTGAGTACGTCCTTCATGCTCGTTCTCTTGTCACCCATTTTCAACTCCTTCGGACCACTTGGGCCTCGTCTGTTGGGTTTTCAAAACTCTCCCCTTCTCTCTCTGTCAGGGGAGTCGTAAGACTCCTCCCCTGACGAGAGAGATAGGGTCTCGGTGCCTCGCACGCGGTAATCACTGTGCGCGAGGCGGAGCATCGAGTGTAATGACCTCCAGTGTAACTGGAGTGTCATCGTAGAATCCCTCATCTTCGATGAGGGGCAGGCCATAGAACTCCAGTCGTTCCCATTGGGAACTACACTGGAGCATGTTAGTGGACATTTCCCTCTCAACCTGTTCATCTGTGATGAACAGTTGAGGGCCTCGATCTGCCATGAACTCGGCAGCAGCACTACGTAGAGCTTGCTCTACGGTCATGACGTTACGTGTGGTCATTTCATGTCCTTCCTTGCCTTCGGCAAGTTGTGGGGAGTGGCGAACTCAATGTTCACAGAACATTGTAGCTCGGAGTACCTAAGTACCAAGCAATCGCTTGGTACTTTGAATCGTTGGCAGTAAGCCAGCCGATCTACATTATCCGGTAGGATAATGGACCGGCCAGCAACATAGCCTATGTAGCGTCGTGTGATTGTCACGTTAGCTCCAGTTGGCCTCAGCTTCGCTGAGTGTGGCGATAATGTCGTATTCATCAAGCAAAGCTTGATGGTGCGACTCAATCAGGTCGTCGTAGTCAACTACGAAGTAGTTGTACGAATCGCTATAGCCTGTGTAACCGTCGTCGAAGTCAAGTGCCTTCGGCACTGGCTCCGGTTTGTATCCAGCTAGCAAAGCTAGCTGTTGCAGCGAATTGGTCATGGACATTTCGAACTCCTTGTTGGGGCGGATTCCCCCCTTCACTACGTGAAGAGGGGGGAATCCTAGCCCCACTTTTGCCTCGCGTGGTAGATACCGGGCGCATGACGTAGCATATATGGAATCCACACCATAGTCAACCGTAGGTTGACATGGTGTGGATTTTGAGCAGAGTGGAAACTATCCGAACTGTATAACAATCAACTAGTTGATTGTCGTGTAACGTGTGCAATATTATCGCCTGCGCGTTGCAATATCCGTGCCACTTGACATAATTCTGCTGCATATGGGATTTAATGACCACATTTGGTCGATTTGACATAAGGGGGAGGGAGGGGGATCGAAAGCCATCGCCTCTGGCGAAAGGGAGGTCTTAAATTTCTCATAGAAATGTTGAACTTTCTCCTCTAACTATTGTCTAATACATAAAAGAAAGTATTACCATTCGTAGAATGGTTACTATTCTAGATATGTCTCAGTACACTTGGGGCTATCTCTAGGTTCGCGCCCGACTTCGTCGGCGCTCCCATAGAGGAGAACATGTTTGATAAGATCTGGTCAATCTTGCTTCAGGAGGCCCGTTGGCCCTTTAAGCTACTGTTTGTAGCGGCGCTAGCGCTGCTATTCTTCAGTGTGACCGGATGTAGCGCCACGCCAGAGATGGCGGACGACTGCCCCGCGCATTTCGCGGAAGAGAAAGACATTATCAAGTGCAAGAAGCGTGTCTTCATGAGAGAGGACCGCGCTTTTCAGCTACAGCAGATCGAGGCTCGAAAAGAGCTGTGCGCAGCCCAGAAAAAGATCTGGGTGACGGTAGGATACAATTCAGGTTGCCTGGCCAGGGAGGATGCCGTAAGGCTGTTCTACTAATGGCCTGGGCAGAGATGATGCGGGTCCTAATGGCATGGACGCTGTTACTTACAGGCTACGAAGACCCAGGAGGCTATCCAGAGATATCCTTCGCTACGCCCGCCGAGCTGAGCCTAATGATATGCCCAATGGCACCTAACGGGTGCGGCATACGGGGCGTATACCACGACGGCAAGATATGGCTGTCAAAAGAATACGACCTGAAGACAGACGAGTACGCTAGGTCCATCCTAGTGCATGAGTTCACACACTGGCTTCAGGACATGAACAACGACTACGAATACGAGGGTTATGAAGGCTGCGAGAAGGCCAACCAGCGTGAAGTAGAAGCTTACGGCGTGCAGAACGCCTACTTGCGTCAAGCAGAGAAATCTCAGAACATGGTGAGGAATCAAGTCCCCTCCTGCGCAAGATGGTACGCACCGAAGCTAGACAGACGATAATTTATACCAGTCGCTCTGGTGAGAGGCGGCGACCGGCCAAAAGTTCTTCCGGATCTTTGAAGCTACAGCTTAAGTCGGCCCCAAGACCAAGGGGTTTTATATGCACAGAGACATTGGCTAAATGGTGGAGATCCTCTAATGGAGTTCGGCTGGTGCGTTGTTTCCAGGGTCGATTCCCTGGGGCTGGTGCCTTACAATGGAGATTGCATGAACTTGGACCATCTTGTGAATCAATTACCAACCAACCCCGTAGGGGTTGCCGAGCCTGACGAAGTTGGGCCGGAGATCTTTGATCAGCTCAAGGACTCTCAGGGTCGATTCCGAACCCAGTCCTTATTCTGGGAGCACAGACACGAATCGTATCCGGCCCACTTCACCACTAAGAAGCATCAGATTTCGCGCGACGGTAAGACATACATCAGTCTCTACGAGAAGTACATGGAGATCAGCGATCCCACGGAGTATCAAGTAGCCATTAGGCTGCTCGGTTCATGGGACCACTGGCAAGCTTTGCTTGGCTCCAAGTGGTTCCAAGAGCTAGTAACCGAATGGCGTAATGAACTCCGTGTGAAGATGGAGTCAGAGCGTTATTTTGAAATGATTGAAGAGGTAGACAATGCCACAGCATCCGGGAAAGACGCTAGGAAAATCCAAGCGACCAAGTGGCTCGCGGAGCGGTACACGCCCGCAGAGCAAAAGCGCAGGGGCAGGCCGACGAAAGAAGAAAAAAAAGCGCACCTCAAAGAAGTAGAGCGTGACGCACAGGATCTCGCGGCTGACGCCGCCAGCATAGGTATGAAGGTAGCATGACAGACTCAGATGGAGCACACATCTTCCCACCTCGCGCCGATGATCAAAGGATCATCGACGCGATAGCAGCACAGGGTGGACCCTTTGGTCTAGGCATTGACGGAGACTTCCGCAAGGCCCTAGGCAATTTCCTGGGCCTATCCGATACAGAGATACTCGCCCACTCAGTCGACGATATGTGGAAACACTACCTCGACGACCAGGGGCTTGTCAATGCAGCAGAGCCATTCAGTTTTGATCTGGCCGCATCCGGTGATCCGGATATCACCAGCTACAGTCTCACGACTGCTGCTGGCGCTTTCACGATTTCTGGTAACAACCACAACACTCCATACTTTAATGTAGCTGGAACCCGAGCGTACTTTAATAGGACCTCGTCTTGGGAGACCTGGCAGTATAGCCTGTCAACGCCGGGTGATCTATCGACACTGTCGTTCGAACTCACCCATGACTGGAGCGCACCTACCCAATTACAACGGGCTATTTCCCTGCCTCCAGCCAACGACAAATTCTATCGCATACGTAGGTCCGGTGGTTCAGGTGACATATTTGTGTCTGCTGATCCGTTCGCTAATGATGAAGTTGGCGACGTTTCTGGTGGTAATCCATATACCTTGACAGGTGTATCGGGGTTCCTAGGCGGTATTGCCAGTCCTGTTACACCCACCGCTTTCGTCGTAGCACCCAATAATCTCGACATGTATGCAATGTCGGCTGACGTGGGCGACCGTGCAATTTATCACCACCAGATGAGTGTACTCGGAGATGCCGATACTTCGACAGACCAAGGCCAAGCCTTAGATGTAAGCACCGAGTTTGACACCAATCTATTTTGCATAATCTATAGTCCTGACGGAAGCAAACTGTTTGTAGTAGGTACGCACAGCGCCGCAGTGATCGTCGCGCAGTATGATTTAAGCACTGCCTATGATGTCAATACTGGTGTATACAGCGGTAAACAAATTACGGTAACGCCTGCAAGCACAGTCCTACTCGGACTGTTCGTCTGGGCTAATCCGGATAGCACCTTCCGGCTGGTCCTAACATACCCGCTTGGTGGAGCTAGTAATGGCTCGGCGTGGCGGTATGATCAGTACGATACACCCTAATGCCGAAGCTTACAGCGGATGACATCCGGCAAGCGGCAGAGGATGATCTCCTAACATTCATAGCCCTCGTAGCGCCCCATAGGGTGCTCGGGCACGCACACAAAGAGCTTATCAAATGGTGGCTCAGAGACGGTGCAGGAACACATCAGATGGTCCTGCTGCCACGGGATCATCAGAAGAGTACAATGGTTGCCTACCGAGTAGCGTGGGAGATCACGCGCAATCCCGCAGTAACGGTGTTGTACATCAGCGCCACCTCCGGACTCGCAGAGAAGCAGCTCAAGTTTATCAAAGACATATTGGTCCATCCCAAGTACCGCAAGTACTGGCCCGATATAGTTCACCCAGATGAGGGCAAGCGTGAGAAGTGGACTAACACAGAAATCATGGTTGACCATCCGGCCAGGAAGAAAGAAGGCGTCAGGGACGCCACTGTCTTTGCTGCGGGTCTTACTACGCAAATCACTGGCCTCCACTGCAACATCGCAGTACTTGACGATGTGGTCATCAAAGAGAATGCTTACACCGTAGATGGTAGAGACAAGGTCGAATCACAGTACTCTCTCCTGGCGTCAATTGAAACAACCGACGCAGAGGAGTGGATTGTGGGGACACGCTACCATCCCAGGGACCTTTACGGAACGCTCATCACAACTACTCAAGACGTTGTTGACGAGCACGGAGAAGTCCTGGATTCCGCACTTGTATATGAGGTGTGGCAGAAAGAAGTAGAGGACATGGGAGATGGTACAGGTCAGTATCTATGGCCGCGCCAGCAAAGAGGCGACGGCAAGTGGTTCGGTTTCAACGCTAAGGTCCTTGCTCTCAAGCGTGCCAAGTATCTGGATCGCACACAATACTACGCCCAGTACTACAATAACCCTAACGATCCGGGTGAAGAAGCGATAGCCAGTGAATACTTCCAGCATTACGATAGAGAGTTTCTCAAAAAGCGTGATGGCGTCTGGTGCTTCAATGGCAAGCCTCTCGCAATCTTCGCCGCTGTTGACTTTGCGTTCAGCATCCGGAAGACGGCGGATTATACCGTCGTGGTTATTGTTGGAGTCGACGTTGATGGCAACATCTATATACTTGACATTAAGCGTAAGCGCACGAACAAAACGACTGAATACTACAAAATGATCTATGACCTCCATATGAAATGGGGGTTCAAGAAGATCCGGGCCGAGGTCACCGCAGGCCAGGCAGTAATTGCAGAGCGTATCAGAGATGACATCAGACGCGATGGATTAGTGCTGGCGGTAGACGACTTCAGACCCACCCGAACAATGGGTACAAAGGAGGAACGAATCCATGCTGCTCTTAGCCCTCGCTACGAGAACCATACAATCTGGCACTACGCTGGCGGACTTTGCGAAGAGTTGGAGCAGGAACTTATCCAATACAATCCTGCATTTGATGATATCAAAGATGCCCTCCATTCCGTCATGGGAATTATCCGTACGCCTTATAATGCTTCGCGGCGGCGCAACAAGAATACCGTCGTCAGTCATCCTAGATTCGGAGGAGTCGCAGCCTAATGCCTAGAGTAGCCAAAGCCGTACAAGAGATTAACACCCTCCTACGGAGCGATGATCTCTCAGACTTCGTAGTGAACAAGTACGTGACGTGGCGTGGAAGCCGCGTTCACTGGATCGAAGACATGAAGGAGCTGCGGAACTACATCTTCCAGACAGACACTTCGCAGACCTCGAACAAGACCCTACCGTGGAAGAACACCACGTCGGTCCCCAAGATCTGCCAGCTAAGGGACAACCTACACGCCAACTATATGGCTGCCCTGTTCCCGAATGACAACTGGTTCAAGTGGGAATCAGCTACAGACGAAGCGGCTGACAATGAGTCAGCCCTCCTGATCGAAAGCTACATGAAGCAGAAGATCCGGGAGTCAGACTTCAAGAAGGTCATTAGTGAATCCCTATACGACTACATCGACTACGGTAACGTATTCGGTGAGGTCACGTACGAGAACGACGTCCACCAGACGGGCGACGGTACGAATGTCGCGGTCTATGTAGGCCCGCGCGTACATCGCATCAGCCCCTATGACATCTTGTTTGATCTGTCCGCGTCGGACTTCAAGAACGCCGCGAAGATCACCCGCACGATTGTTTCACTAGGCACGCTGAAGAAGGCCGCTGAGGTAGACCCCGCGTTTGCGTGGGTGCCCGCCGCCATAGCAAATACCGTGGAGCTGCGCACACACATGCGCGGCTACTCCGACAGCGACATCGACAAATCAGAAGGTATGCAGATTGATGGCTTCCACCAGCTCAACTCGTACTACTCTTCGGACCTGGTTGAACTACTCGAGTACGAAGGCGATACGTTCGACATCATAACTGGTGAGGTCAAGTCGGGCCGTCGCATAATCGTGATGGATCGAAGGGTCGTCGTCTTCGACGAGCCGTACGATTCCTGGCTAGGTAAGTCGAATAAAGAACACGTGTGCTGGCGTGACCGCCCTGACAATCTCATGGGTATGGGACCGCTGGACAATCTCGTGGGGATGCAGTACCGTCTCGACCACTTGGAGAACCTCCGAGCGGACGTCATGGACCAGATCGCCCACCCGGTTGTGTACACACGCGGCTACGTTGAAGACTGGGACTGGGGTCCAGGCGAGAAGATCTACGGCGACGTAGACTCGGACGTTCAAGTCCTTCGCCCAGATGCCACGGCCCTGAACGCCGATTTCCAAATGGACCGCTTGATGCGGGACATGGAGGAACTAGCGGGTGCGCCCCGCGAGGCGATGGGCATACGTACCCCTGGCGAGAAGACAGCGTTTGAAATCCAGGCGCTGGAGAACGCCGCAGGTCGTATCTTCCAGCAGAAGATCCAGAAGTTCGAAGAGCACTTCGTCGAGCCTCTGTTGAATCAGATGTTGGAGTCAGCCAGGCGCAACATCAACGCAGTCGAGGTCGTTAAGGTACTCGACCAAGATTTCGCGGTGACACAGTTCTTGCAGGTGACACCGGAAATAATCGGAGCGAAAGGAAAGCTCTACCCCATTGGGGCACGACATTTCGCTAAGCAAGCACAGATTGTGCAGAACCTTATCGGCTTCATCAATAGCGCAGCCTACTCCGACCCCTCCGTGGTAACCCACGTCAGTGGTCTGCGGATCGCTCGCTTGATGGAAGAGAACCTAGGACTGGATCGTTTCGAGCTGGTCGTAGAGAATGTCCGAGTCGCAGAGCAGCAGAAGACCGCAGCCCTGGTAACTCAGGCCGACGAAGACGTAGCAGGCGAGATCCTCGACCGAGGTGCCGCCGACACAGAGGAGCCAGTCTAAATGACTGAACGACAAACCAAGCTAGACCAACGCTGGTTCAAGGAAGATAGAGCACTCCCTAAAGAAGATCAAGAGAAAGCGAAAGAACAATCCGAGGTAGCCATTCGAAATTCGACATTGATGTCGAGACGTTTGAAAGGAATACTCGAGGAAGAATATGAGAAATGTATTCAGATCGAAGATGACTTCCAAAGCCCAGGCTGGAAGAAGCGCATCATAGCCCTGAATGCACGACGCAAAACCCTACGAGAGATCGTAGGAATCTTACCATAGGAGGTCCGACCATGACCGATGTATTTGACACTGACCAAGGTGATCAATCTACCAGTGCTCTTGAAGAGCTGGTAGGCGATGGCAAGAAGTTTGCTGACAATGAAGCCCTTGCAAAAGGGAAGCAGGAATCAGACAACTTCATCGAACAACTGAAGCAAGAGAAGCAGGAAGCGCTGGATGCGCTGAAGGATGCCCAGAAGGATGTGGGTGAAGGCAAGACTGTTGCTGAACTTCTAGAGGCTGTTCGAGCCGCGCAAAAAACAGACGACGACGTTAACCAACCGCTGTCTGATGAGGATTTTCAAGAGAAAGTACGGTCCATTGTCCAAGGAGATTCTGCTGATACTACCCGTACAGCGAATCGTGAGATAGGCAACTCGCTAGTACTACAGAAGGTTGACGGCAATGTTGAAGCCGCCAAGACTTATGTAGCAGAACGCGCAAAAGCGCTTGGCGTTACACCAGCCAAGTTGCGCGAGCTGAGCGAAGATAGCCCTGAACTCTTTGCCAAAGCGATGGAACTCGATACTAGTACTGCTCCCAAAGGCACGGCGCAGCTACCTAATGTTAACACCAACAACCTTCAACCGGTTGTCGCAGAAGAAGTGGACGGTCATAAGACCAAAGCGTTCTACGACCGCCAGAAGAAGGAGATGGGTGTCAGCAAGTATCTGGACGACCACGCATTGCAGAATGCAATGATGGCCGACGCCATTGCACTAGGGGAGCGTTTCAGCAACTAATCTCAACATGAGAGGAAGTAGAAATGCACACTACCCAAAATAGTGCCATTCTCACTCGCTCAGAGATTTGGAGTACGAACCTCAAAGAAGTTCTCCAAGACGAACTACGCGCACAAGGCTGGGTAAACTGGCTGAGTGAGTTTCCGGACGGTGACCAGTTCACCATCCCGTCTATAGGTGAATCGAACGTACGAGATTATGTGGAAGATACTGACATTCAGTATGACGCCCTTGATCTTGGTGAGTTTCCCTTCACAATCACTGAGTACCTGAGTTCAGGTCACTACATCACCGAGAAAGCGCGACAAGACCTTTTCTATGCCGCTCGCTTAGAAGCATCGTTCCTGCCCAAACAGGCACGTGCCCTAGCCGAGAAAATAGAGACGGACATCCTCGCTCTTTGTGCAGGTGGTGCGTCAGGCGGTCAAACGGCTGACGACCAAAACGTGATCAACAACGCAGACCATCGTTTCGTCGCCACTGGCGCAAGTGAAACGATTACTGTTAACGATTTCGCTAAAGCGTTATATGGCTTGAAGAAAGCTAATGTACCGCAGACCGCGATGATCGCTATTGTTGATCCCTCGGTAGAGTTCGCTATCAATACGATTACGAACATTACCAATATCAGCAACAACCCCCGCTGGGAAGGCATAGTAGAATCGGGCATCGGCTCCGGAATGACGTTCATCAAGAACATCTTCGGATTCGACGTATTCGTTTCCAACTATCTGCCTGATGCAAACGAAACCATTGATGGTCTTACGACCAGCGCTGGTAAAGCGAATGCGTTCTTCAGCGCGGCTGGTGGCGACATTATGCCCTTCATGGGTGCAATGCGGCAGATGCCGAAGGTTGATGGTGGTTATAACTACAACAAACAACGTGAAGAGTATGTTACGACTGCTCGTTACGGGCTGAAGGTCTTCCGACCTGAAAACCTGGTTTGTGTATTGTCGGATACCGACCAAGTCTAAGGAGGATTGACTAATGTCAGCAAGAGAAGAGTATTGGTCTAACCAAGATGGGCTGGTTGTAGGCTTCGGCCAACGGGATGTTTCATGCAACTCGGCTAAGAAAATCGCAGTAGAAGGCGCGGTTGAAGAGCTGGTGCTGGACCTGACTGATGCAACTTTACTAGAGGACGTGCAAGCGACCGATGGTAATGCAGTTGTAAACGGTTCGGAAATCCCGGCTGGAAGTCTAATCGTGAGTGCAGTATTAGTCGTTACCGAGGCGTTTACGTCCGGTGGCGCAGCCGTACTCGATGTTGGTACATACGACGCGGATACTGGTGTTGCAGTTGACGATGATTCCCTCATCGCCGCTGAAGCACTTGGTAACCTCGGTGCAAATGCCGTTGTAACAGGCGCAGGTGCAGATATTGGAGCGGTGGTAACACAGCGCGTCAAGATCGCAGCTACGTTTGATACAGCAGCTTACACCGCAGGTAAAGCTCGCGTGGTTATCAAATACCAGCCCCCGGTATAGACCCCCGATTGGTGAGAGGGGCTTCGGCCCCTCGATCCTTTTAATGGAGAAGTAAGTGGCTAAAGAGAACCTGCTACAAATTGTACAAGACATCCTGTCGGATGCAGACAGCGATGCTGTGAATTCAATCTCGGCCACCGTAGAAGCAGAGCAGTGCGCCCGTGTCGTACGCACGATCTTTAATCAGATCCAAGATGGCACCGATATCAAGTACAAGGAAGGTATCGTAGAACTGGACGCAACGTCCGTCGCTACACCAAATGTTATGTTACGACCCGCAGGCTTCTATGATGTCGAATGGGTTCGTTACAATATCAAGAACGCTACGTCTGATCCGAACAAGTTTGAGAAGATTCGGTATCAGGACGCAGATGAATTTATTGATTGGACGTCCTCGCGTGCGAGTGACGATCCAACTGTCGAGTCAGTCACGCTGGAAAGCGGATATGAGATGCTGGTACGGAATGACGTACAGCCCACCTTCTGGACATTCCTGGAAGGCGAGGACCATTTCATCTTCGATGCGTATGACCGCAACCTCGACTCAAATCTACAAGCCAGCAAATCGTTGGCTTATGGAAAGACTAAGCCCTTGCTAGCCTTGACCGATTTATCAGTCCCGGATCTCCCGGAGCACCTGTTCAATCAGCTCAAGTTCCAAGCGAGGGCTTTGTTTTTTGACCTCTACAAAGACGGTTCCACACGAGAGATCGACAAGCTTTCTCGGCGCTCCGAGGTTCGCGTTCAGCGGCATCGGCATCTTACCAAGATGGAGAATGTAGAGAAACAAACTGGCCAGGACTTTGGACGTCTCCGACGTCGAGGTGGTGGTCGCACAACTGGAAGACGACACTAGGAGACCAACTATGTCACTCGAACAAGCAAAAGCACAGATCGACCGAGAGAATTGCATCGCAAATAACATCGACGCCCTTGGCAAGAAGTGGGTAATCAAACACATCGCACACTCCACACTGTACACGGTTCGACCGGACCCAGACCGTGAGGATGCGCAGATCCCCAAACTGTTTCAAGGCAAGTATACCCATCCGGATAGAGCACAGGCAAAGATTTCTGTACACTTGAAGAACACATGGGATAAAGCTGAAGCGGCTACTAAGCAAGCAGCCAGCAAAGCTCGAGTCGACTTGACTACACAAGGAGCTTCTCCGGAAGCCGAAGCAGAAGAGGAGGCAGCCATTGCTGACATCCTCGGCGTAGAAGAAACTACGGAAGAGTAATGCCACAACAGACTGTTCAAAAAGACTTCTTCCGTCTGAACAGGGGCCTGAATACTGAAGCCAACGAGATCAATTTCCCCGACGGTTTTACGACCGACGAGCAGAACTATGAACTCCTGGTGGACGGTTCGCGTCGCAGACGGAACGGACTAGCACAAGAGGCAGGCGGGGCACTTAAGGTGACCGGCCTGACTATTGGTGCTGCCGATGTCTTTACAGCATTCAAATGGCGAGGGGTGGATGGCATATCTGACAAGAACTTTATCGTTCATCAGGTAGGCTCCACCCTCTTCTTCACGGACGATGCAGAGACAATCAGTACTACGTATCACGCAACTGAGATTGATCTCCTAGCGCTTAAGATTGATCCGCTGACTACAGATGCACAAGTCGCGGAGTGGCCTGTCCAGTTTTCAAGTGGGCGTGGCCATCTGTTCATCTCGCACAAGTATTTACGAACGCAGTACATCACATACAATGCGCTAGCCGACTCCTTCTTAGTGAAGCAGATCAATATGCTGATCCGAGATTTTGATGGCATCGACGATGGTGTCGATGTGGAGCTAGCACCTTTCGGCCTGATCACGGACGATCACCGCTACAACCTCCGCAATCGAGGTTGGAAGCAGGAAGACATGGATACGTACAAGACCACGTTCGGTAAAAATCCAGCTAAGAATACCATTTGGTATACTGGATACCGCCGACAGATTGATACCAACTTTGCAGATGAGGATGGAATCCAAGTCTTCGATGAAGACAAGATAGACGCCGAAGCCTTCGGTAACTCCTCAGCTCCACAGGGATCGTTGTTTCTTGATCCACTGAATACAACCTTCGCCGCGTCCAACTCGGGCGGCGGGTTCATCGTTCCGATTGATGTCCCGGTCAACGGGTTCACCACGGGTAATGGCATCACAGGTGGTACGTTCGTCCTTGATGTTACCGCACATGGGCGCATCGGTGGAGACATGATTGAGATTACAGGCAGCGCCTGGACCTATCTCGCCACGAGTACAATCTTTTCGTTTAACTACAATCGAACCTATACCCTGCTCGCAGATGGGGGTACACCTAGTTCCTTTGGACAAGCAGTGCGGACAGCGGGTGATGAGACTAATAGCATCACGATTTTTGTAGGACCAATCAACTCACAGTTCGCAAACTTTGTAAGCACGTCACCCGACGGCCAGATTGGTGGTGGGGACGCGCTTCTCAAGAGCGATGGCCAGGTGCTTTCAGTTGGTGCCGAGGCCGTGGAGTTTCACCAAGGCCGAGTGTTCTATGCAGGGTTCGATGATCAGGAGTGGACCGATACGGTCTTCTTCTCGCGCACCGCACAGAAACCGATAGCTTATGGCCAATGCCATCAGCAAGCCGACCCAACTGCTAGCGATTTCAATACGTTACTGCCGGACGACGGCGGTACGATTGTTATACCGCAACTCGGAGCCGTGCAGTCAATGCTTTCGACTCGGAGTTCCCTGCTCATCTTTTCGGAGAATGGAGTCTGGGAGATCGGCGGTGGACAACGCGGCTTCTTTACAGCCGACGGTTACTCCGTGCGGAAGATCACTGACGATGAGTGTACCTCTCACTTCAGCCCGATCCTACGGGGCAACACAGCTCTCTTCACTGGTACTAAGGGCATCTTTCAGATAGGCCCCAATGAATTCACAGGCACGCTGGAGGCTACCAATATCAGCGAGCAACTAGTACAGTCCATCTGGAATGACATTCCGGTGGCAAACCAGAAGGTAGTGAAGACAGTTTATGACGATGCGCTACGGCGTATCTACTTCTTGTACGGAGACAGCGGTGACAATATCAACCAGTACGCTAACGCTCTCATCCTCGACGGACGAGTCGGCGCATGGTACAAGTTTAGATTCAATGTTTCAGGCACTTCAGCGATCCTTAATGCTTATGCGATTACAGATTCTGATGCGTCAGATTCAGATAAGAAACTCAAGTGGACCATTCAAGCGACAAATGACCTTGATACTGCGGACCTAGAGCAGCTCGACTATATCGACTACGATGGAGCAGAGAGTCCGCTCCCGTTCATGTTAACAGGACATGACAACATCGGAGACTTCCAGCGACGTCGTCAGGCTCCGGTCATCACGGTCTTTCAAAAGCGAACCGAGACAGAGTTTGTCCCGGCTGGCAATGGCCTTGATCCAGTGAACGAGAGTTCCTGTCTCATGACAGCGAACTGGGACTGGACCGATGACAATGTCTCAGGCAAGGTGTCGACTACGAATCAGGTCTACCGTCATGTGCGAGCATTCCAGCCCGCAGGCGCTGGGCCATATGAGGACGGCTACCCCGTAGTTGTCACACGTAACAAGGTGCGTGGCCGAGGCCGCGTACTACAACTCAGGTTTGAAGGAGAGCCTACGAAGGACACCCATATCCTTGGCTTCTCCACGAACTACAAAGTACAGAGGGCAGCATAATGGCATTGATGGGTGTTTCTATTGCAGGCTTAGGCAAGGCTCTTGCCAGGGCCAGGCGGATTAATAAAGCCATGAACGAAGAACAGAACGCTCGTCGGAACGCCGAGACGTTGCGACATGTTGCACAAGAAGCTGCCGCCCCGGACCCAAGTCAAGCGGATTTCGACAAACGTCGGAGACGTATCCTTAGAGGATTAGCACGCGGGCGACCTTTCTAATGGGATTCATGATCGCAGCAGCGGCCTTTAAGATTGCTGGCATCTTCCACAAGAACGATGCGCGCCTAGCACGTGAGAAAGCGAAACGCTTCAGAGAAGCAATTGGCCGGATTCAAAACAGACAGAAGAGACGGGCGTTCTTACGCCAGTTTCGTAGCGCTCAAGCTGCACAGGTTGCAGGGAGAGGAGCACGAGCAGGTGGCTTAGAGTCCTCGGCCTTCCAAGGCCAGGTCTCATCGCTCCTGACTCAAGCCAGGTTCGGCGTGTTCGAGCAAGAGTTGCAAGCTAAGTTTGCAGTACAAGCCTCAGCCGCAGAGAGCCGGGCGGCCAAGAAGGAGTTCCGAGCCAGCATCGCTGATGCAGGGTCGTCGTTCTTCGCAGGCGCAGCCGCGAACCAAGAAGTAACTGCTCCGGACGTATCAGTTGATACCAGTGGTGGTGGCGGTTTTGATGTCCCTGGAGTTGATGAATAATGGTAGCACGAACTGACGAACTATTTGATCGCCAAGCGCAATCCGAGAAGGTCAATAAGCTCTTCCAGGAAGCGCCTTCGCTCGTGGACAAAAGCGTGGCGGGCAACTATGCCCATGCGGAGTCAGCTCTCTTTGATGATCCGCCCTCTTACGAAGCTCGTAAGGAGGCCCGTATGCGTGGCACCGTATTCGACCGAGCCACCGAGATTGTCAAGGAGGAGTATGCCGCAGGGCGGCTCCGTGAGAAGGACATCTTCGATCCGGATAACCCCCTCACCACAGCACAGCGGATGGATGCTACGATACACGAGCTGTATCGCGTCGACCACCGAAAGTATGATCCCTACCGAAAGGCCATCATCGCTGCAATGATGATGGGTGCAGGAGAGCTACCCCTCGACAGGTTCGAGGGTGCGTACTATAACCTCTCTGCCAGCCAGGTAGACGAGGTGACCGACAGGCTGACCGTCCAACAGCGTGAGCGAGGACGCCGAGTAGTTAACGATGTCGTGGCCAGTAAGGGCTTCACCAGCTACGGCGACATGGCTGTCAACTTCTTCGCCACCGATTTGATCCCTATTTACAATGAGTGGAACCGGTGGTTCATTGCCAAAAGCATGGAAGAGATCGTCGAAGAGATTTCCGGAAAGGAGATAGGCTCTCCCTTCAACGTCGCAGACGAGTTGGTGCCTGCTGAGATTAGGCAGAACATTCGTACAGCCCTGGTAGAGCTAGGGCCAGAACAGTACAACGAGGCGGTTAAGCGCATTGCTCTTAAGAGCGACGAGCTACTGAACAGCCCCGTATGGGGGCCACTACTCACGAAGTATGGCTACCTAGAGTTCATGGAGAACACGTTCACCGAAGGTGTACTCACTGGGCAGGATGACAAGAATACAATAGACCGGATTGTCGGTGATGTGGCCTTTGGCCTTGAAGCCATCTTCTCTGCCGCGCTCATGCGAGCGTTCGGCCAGGGAATGCGCGGTATGATACGAGGGACAGATGCTTCCACGTACCGTCAAGCGGCTCGCATCACAAACCAGACCAAGTCACGTAGTCAGTTTGACATTGACATGCAGTACGATGATGTAGCAGCAGAGTGGCGGATGCCTGCGGATGACGCAGTCCCCGTCCTACTCCCCCGCCCGTCACGGTTTGTCAATGATATTGATGAGCTGCCCGATGGCGCTAAGCGTGTACTAGAACGCTCCGAGCGGATTCGCTCCGAGATTCTAGAGACCACAGATGGGTTCACAGGCGCTGGACTAAACGTCCGCGATAAGCGCAAGGTACTAACCCAAGAGCTAGAGAAGCTCGATGTGGCAGATGGCATAGCCTACCCACACACAGCCATGTCCACCGTTCGGATGCTTCCGAATGAGACAGGCATGGAGCTGGACGTTATTCTAGGCGAGACCGTCGAGGGTGGCTGGTCTAGCTTCGACGAAGCAGTTGATGCGTTGTTCAAGATTGATCCCCAAGGGGAACTCTTCGAACTGGTGCGTATCACCGACGACGGTATTGTAGGCCCTGTCTTTGCTAACCGTGAGGAGTTCCTCCGCGCAGCATTCAAGGTGGATGCTCCCATTAGCGCGGCTCCGAATCAACCGGGGCTAAGGCAGGACTTCTACCTACGCTACAATCACCAACGCTTCTGGCACAATGTTGACAACAAGACAATGGGGCCAGAGACATTCCAGAACACAGGCATCATACCACGTGTCCTAGTAGCGCCCAACGGCAGACTAGGTAGTGGGCTAGATGACATCTACGGTAGCTTCGCTAACGCTTACATCAAGGAGCAGCAGCTTGTTAAGAACTTCGAGTTCATGTTCAAGCCGTTCTACGAGCTGAGTGTTACTGATAAGCGCTTTGTAACAGGTGCCTTTGAGTGGATGGAAGACTTTGGTAAGGCCCACGGGCGTGCTCCAGAGCTTGTGGAGATCTACGCCAAGTACGACGGTATCACTGAATCCCAAGTAAAGGGTATGGTTGCTGTTCGATCAGGCTACGACGTCATGCACGAACTGTTCAACCGACGTCTCTACCGGGAGTTTTCCGTAGCTGGCTTCAAGACAGCTCGCACGACACAAGCCAATCTGCCTACCTTCCACGGCAAGAGTCTTGACCGAGCACAGGTACGGCCAGGAGAATTCCTAGATCCCTTAACAGGAGAAGGAGTTCGGCTTAGAACTCGTGACCTCGACGACCTCTACAATGCTGGTGACAGCATCATGGAACTCGACATCGCAGTCAGCGCTTCAACTTCGGCTCGCTCCCAGTACAACCAAGTAATCGTTGGTCCCGGTCGGGGCTACGAAGTAGGCGAACTGAGCACCAGGCCGCTGGTCTATTATCCCGGCTACCACTTTCGTTTCTACGATGACCCTTACTTTATCGTGAAGCACACAGACGATATGAGCGTGAACGGACAGATCTCGGGCGTGCCCATCAAGGACGCAATCCGTACGGCAGGCACCAAGCTGGAAGGGGAGGGCTTTGCTAAGCGCCTCGGAGACCTCGACGCTAAGACCGGTCGCTACAACGACCGTAAAGATACTGCGGTATCCTACGAGGTTGTGCGCGCAAGAGACATCTCACAGACAGAGAACACGCTGATGCAGAAACAGACCCTTCACAGAGAAGGCCGTCTGTTCTGGGATGATCGAAACTTCGATAGGCTGCCTGACGTAAACAACAACAGGTCTACTATTGAGGACTTCGTCCCGTCCCTAGAGCGAGGCATTGCCATTATCGCTCGGCAGCTAACCCATGAGGATTTACTTAAGGGCTTCAAGGGAGCCTTCACCGAGGAGTATGGGGACCTGGTTCCCAGAGGCTCCTTCGACGTGAAGTCGATGGCAGAAATTGTCAAGGAGCTGAGGGTATCACGTGCTAACACGTCCTCCGACCCTCTTAAGAAGAGGTACAACGAAGCTATTGAGCTGGTTAACTACTTCCGTCTCATCAGTGGTACGGAATCCGTAGCGATTCCAAAGATGCGAGAGGCTATGATTAGCCTCGGCTATACGTTCAACCGGTTGACGAAGGACATCCCTGGCAGTATGCCAGTGTCTCGAATGCTGGATCGGTATGCACAGCAGATGGACCCGACAAGGACCATGCGCTCTGTAGCCTTCCACGCCTTCATGGTGTTCAGGCCCTTCCGCCAAGCATTCTTGCAGAGCCTACAGGTCTCTTACCTGGCTCCCCTTGATCCGATTTATGTGGGTTCAGGGCGAGTATTCGGAGATGCAGTAGCACTCCGAGTGGGCGTCTCTCGACTCCGGGACTCCGGGTTTGATACTGGGATGTCGAAGTCGAAGTGGGCCAAAGTCATGGGCTTGTCCGCTAAAGAATACACACATCTTATCAAGCAGTTCGAGCGTAGTGGCTTGCTCGAGCTAGTGAACGTACACTCGTTCGCGGGCGGTGCCCGCAGGTTCAACAAGCAAGCGCTCCCTGACTCGGCAGCCGGACACATAGGCTACCGAGGTAAGCAGATGACCGTAGCCCTCCGCGATTTTATGCAGCGGATCGGCTTCGATTGGGGAGAACGCAACAACCTAACCTTTACTTATATGGTAGCCCTTCGGCGTCATATGAAGAAGAACAAACTTAAGAGCGTGCTCGATATAGACGCTCGTGATTGGGATGTCATCGGCCTCGACGCCTCTAACCTGGCACTCGGAATGATGCGCCCCAACAACTTCGGTTACCAGACGGGCCTCGCAAGCGTCGGAACACAGTTCCTTAGCTTCGGCCACAAGGCTGCGCTGGGTATACTGGGCCAGAACCCAGCGATCACCAAGCTGCAAGGCGTCAAGATCCTTATGGGTACATACCTACTCTTTGGTGCCAACATGTTTGGTGGTAGAGATTGGGTCGAAGAACAGCTTACAGTAATGGGAGTGGCTGACGCCCAGATCCCAGGGATCGACGGCGCTACACTCGTCGACCTCATCTCCGCAGGTATCGTTGAGACCGGGATCAACAAGATCCGAGAGGTCACAATGGAAGATACGAAAGACATCGACCTTGGCTTCGCGGCTCCGGGCCTTAACGCTAAACAGATGTGGGAGATGCAGATAGAGACCATCATCAAGCAACCAGCGATGGCCGTATTAGGGGCCTTCGGTAACGTCTTTAGCAACACACTCGAGTCATTCCAGTTCGCAAGCTGGTATGCGTCCGGAAATCCGGACATGGACCCTGTGGACAAGTTCGCTTTCACCGCTGATGCTATGCTCCGGGGCTTCTTCCCGCAGTACAACGACGTGGCAATGGCCCATCTGGGCTGGCAAATGCAGGAGTGGTACTCAGCGTCAGGGGAGGCTCTTCCAATCCGTCCTACAATGGATGCGATCCTAGCACGCGGTCTCTTAGGAGCACGCACTCGGGAAGAACTCAACTACTATGAGCTTCAAGGCGAATTATACGAGAATCAAGCCGAGATTGATGACATCGTAGAGAAAAATAAAGACTTTCTCGTACGACTTATCAATTTGAAGCAGGGTGGAGAGCT